ATAATTTTACCGAGGATTATATAATAAAAGTTACTAAAAAGACTGGAGCAAAAGTTACTATTCCAATACATGATTATGTTAGAGAAATATATAAGAAATATAATCATGATATTAATTTTGGACTAAGCATACAACATTTTAATAGATATATTAAAAAGATTTGTCAAAAAATTGGGTTAGAGGAGGAGATTATTTATACATATACTAAGGGCGGAAAAGCTATTACAGAAAAGAAACCTAAATGAGAACTAATATCTTCTCATACAGCAAGACGAAGTGCTGCTACTAATATGTATCAAACAGGAAGGATGAAAACATATGAAATTATGACATTAACAGGACATACCACAGAAAAGAGTTTCTTTAGATATATAAAGATTACAAATGAGGATAAAGCCAGAAGAATTTCTGGAGATTCCTTTTTTAAAAAATAAAAATTATGACAGAGCAAAAGAAACAAGAGCTATTTCCAGTATTTGCTTACCTATTTTCTAAACAATTAGATCCAGAAAAATATGGTAATGTAAATAGTATTGAGGAATGGACTAAACTAATACAAAATAATCCTAGTGATGTTGATGCAATATCGGAGGCTGCTTCTAAACTTTCAGAAGAAGAGTGAGCAGGATTAGAAAAGCAATTATCAGAAGATAATTCAGAACCAGTTGAAGAAGAGGCTCCAGCATTTGTAAAAAATGGAGCAAAACTTAATAAATTAAAAACTTTACAAAAGTTTAAAAAAGTTACTTCAAAACCTAAGAAGTGTTCTTGTGGATGTGACTTAGTTGATAAAAGAGAAAAGGGCGGAACTATTACAAGTGAATGTGCTTGTAAGTGTAATAAAAAAGAAAATGGAGGAAGATTAAAAACTCCACAAGAAAAAATAGATATAATAAAACAAGCCCCTACAAATGTTAGAAATATTTATGAACGTATGAAAGCGTTAAAAGTAAAATAGGATATTATGAAATTTTTTGAATATGATGATGTTAATGGGGAAGTAATTCTAATAGAACCAGCTCTTTACTTAGTTAAAGAAATGCATGCTTTATTAGAAGAAAAAAGGAATAAAATTCCAACAGATAAAACTGGTAAAAAGAAGTTACAAGCTTACAAAGAAACTAAATTTATTTATTTATTCTTCGACTGAGAAAGTCCATACTTTCAATTTGCAGAATTAGATAGATATAATGAAGCAATGCAGGATGCTGGATTGACAGAATTAGAAATGGAAGATCCAATATTTAAAGCTGCTTGTAATAAATATGATGAAATGCAAAATTCATCAAAAATTGGAAAACTATTAAAAGCAGCTTTATCTACAGTTGATAAGATTACTTTCTACTTAGAAAATATTGATTTAAATGAAAGAGATATTGCTACAGGAAAGCCAATCTTTAAAACTAAAGATATTATAATGGAATTAAAAGGTTGTAAAGATTTAATAGATACAATAAAAACTTTGGAAATGTCATTCAAAAAGAATACAGAGCCAGAGGGTAAGCTTAGGGGTGATAAGGAAGCCGGAATGTTTGATTAATTATGGAAGATTTTAAATGAGATATAAAGAAGGATGATCCTATAGAATATTTCGACCCATCACTTTCTTATGAACTTACCGGCTATCGTCCAATTAATAAAACTAAGGGATTGGATTTTAATCCAGATTGATTTAGAGAAGATGCTATACATAAATTAGCAAAAGGAAATTATAGTGGAGTACCTACTGCCAGATACGGTGGTAAAATGCATAGAGACTTTTGAAAAGAAAGACTCCGTAGATGTGAAGTAGGTTATGAATCTCATGGTTACAGAGTAACTGGAGATAATTATTTTTGACTTAATTTCTATAGACTAAAACAATCTAAAGAAAGAGGACAAAAGACTGGTACTGGTAGATCCTTATCATTCCCAATGTTTTTTGTTTATCAATATGAATATTTTCATTATGTAGATTTGTGTGAAACTCTTAAAAAAGATGTAGGATTATTAAAATCCCGTGGTATTGGATTCTCGGAAGCTGGTGCAGCTTTATGCGCCAGACCTTTTATAACAACTCCTAACTATAGGGTTGTTGCTTCTGCATTTTCTGATCGACATTTAAAGCCATTATTAAGTAAAATTTGGGCTCAATTAGATTGGCTTAATATGGAAACTGAAAATGCTTTTAAGAGAATTAGAATGGTTATCAATACTAATATGTATAAGAGAGCCTCTAAGAAAGATACTAATGGAAATGAGTTTGGTCATATGGCTGAAATAGAAGGTATAGTTGCTGACTCCGCTGAAAAGATTAGGGGAGATAGAACTGAAAGGCTATTCTATGAAGAAGCTGGATCTGATAAAATATTTGAAAAGAAATGAATACAAGGAGAGGCACTTGTTCAAGTACTTGGAGAAAAAGTAGGTACTAGAATAGGATGAGGAACTGGGGGGGACGAAGGAAATTCTATAGAAGGAATAACATTAATGGCCTCAAATCCAGAAGCTTTTAATATTCTTCCATTCAGAAATACTCATACATTAGATGGCACTCCTATATTTAGTAGCATGTTTATACCTTGTTATGTAACCTTAAAAGAGGCTATGGATAACAGAGGATGATGTGATCCAGAATTAGGAAGAGCACATTACGATAAAGAAAGAGCTAAGAAAGCTACAAATGCTAAAGGGCTCTTAATGTATAAAGCAGAGTATTGTTATACAATAGAGGAAGCTTTAATACTTGGCGGAAGTAATTTATTCCCAAGAGAAGAACTTGCTCAACAAGAGGCTAATATTTCAATATACAAAACAGTAGCATTACCAACTAATGGACATTTAACTTGAAATCATGATGATTCTGGAAGACTTCCAGGAGTTAAATGAAGATTTGGTGATGATGGTAAAATATGGATAAAAGAACATCCAATAATTGCTGCTTCTGGTAATGAATATAAGAACTTATATGTAGGTGGAATTGACTCCATTGACTTAGGTGTGGCAGATTCTTCTGATGGAGATAAAGGATCAGACTTTTGTATTGTAATAAAGAAAAGAGTCTTTGGACAATCTGATCCATATTATGTTGCAATGTATAAAGACAGGCCAAGAAACCTTAGGGATGCATATGAAAATGCAGCTAAACTATTAACCTATTATGGATGTCAAGCAGTATTAGAATCTACTAGAACTGCAATATTAACATACTTTAGGGATAATGGATATTTAAATTTATTAATGAAACGTCCAAGATCTACAATGCCTGATATTGCAAAAGGAAATTCTAATATGTATGGTACTCCAGCAACTGTAAAAGTAATAGATCATTATAGAGAATTAATATATGATTTTATTTTAGACTATAGTCATACAATGTCATTTTTAGAAATGGTGCAGCAATTATTAAGATATTCTGATGAAAAAAAGAAAGAGTTTGATATTGTGGCAGCTATGGGAATGGCTGAATTAGGTGATGAAGAATTATCCGCTAGAAGACCTTCTGAAAGAGAGCCTGATGGTGCAAAATTCAGTGATATAGGTTGATACAAAGATAGTAAAGGATATAAACATTACGGCCCAATACCGAAAACACAAGAAGAAAGAAATGCAAAGACTAGAATTGGTGGAAGAGATTCTTGACTATATGAGGGAGCTTTATAGAGCTGATTATATTGGTCTTATAAGAGTTGAACAAACTGACACAGAATATAAATTCACTTTAGGAGTACCTTCTTATATGATACCTACTGTAATAATTACCACTGCTGAATCTGACGAAGACTTCTTAGATTTCATACATGAGGAATTAAGAACTAGAAATTATATGAAAATAGATAAGTATCAAGTTATAAGAACAGCTAACACAAGAGAAGAATAATGATCAAAGAACGAACTAATAAAGAACAGGAAATAATTGATAATATTGATAGAGCAATAAATGAATTGGTTTATGAAAAGACATCAATTATTAAGGCCTATAATTATTATCATGGGAAAAGAGATCCTGAACAATTTAGGCATCTTGAAGAAAATTACGGAATAGGTACTGCCACTTCCGTAGAATTTATTCCTTTGGTAAAAAAGCATATTGATGTGTTAATTGGAGAGTACCTTACTATTCCGGTAGCACCAAAAATATCATGTAAAGATAAAGAAACTCTATCAAGTATACATAGAGAAAAACAGCTAACAATAAGTAATACTGTTGCAGCAGAATTAAAAAAGCATTTAACTAATGTTATTTATGCACAGATAAGGGGAGAGCAACAGACTACTGATCTTGATATACAAAATCAATTAAATACTCTATACGAATCTTTAGATAGAAATTTTATTTCTAATTATGAGATAGCTGCACAGAATATTGTTAATTATGCTATGCAAGCTAGAAACATTGACTTTGCTAATAAGAGAAAAATAATACTTACAGATTTATTAGTAAGTGGGACTTGTTATTATAAAACCTGCCCAACATCAGAAAGAACTAATATAAATCTTAAAATATTAAATCCAATAAATACTTTTATTGATAGAAATCCAGAATCTCCATATCTTAAAGAATCTCTTAGAGCAGTTCATAGAGAATATCTTACTAAACATCAAATACTTGCCAAGTATGGTGAATATTTAAATAAAGAAGATTTAGAGATACTTGAAAGTATGGAAGCATATAGTCAAGATGGCTCTACTACTACATATCTAAGAAGTTACGATAATGTAACAGGTAATAATATTACTGATGGTATTTTAGGAGGTTTTGAAGTAACTCCATTATTACCATTTGAAAGAAATACTTCTAAATATTTCCGACTATATCCAGTACATGAAGTAGAATGGCTTCAAACTGATAAAGAAGATGGTGAATATATCACTAATAGATATGAAGGAGTTAGAGTTGGAACTAGTATATATATTCCAATTGGAAAATCAGAAAATGTATGGAGAAGTATTGATGATCCAAAACATTGTTCATTATCAATAAATGGAATATTTGCATCAGATAGAAATGGAGATCCATATTCTTTAATATTAGCCACTGCTAATTTACAAGATAAATTTGATGTATTAAATTTTTATAGGGATAATGTAATTGCAGAATCAGGATCAGCGGGTGATTGATTAGATTTAGCATACTTACCTAAAGTTTTAGGATCTGACTTAACAGAAAGATTAATGAAATGGAAAGCTTATGGTAAAGCTGGTATAAAATTAATTGATTCTTCACAAGAAGGATTGCCACCAATGAATACAACATTTGGAGGATTTGATGATACTATTAAGTTACCTACAATTCAAGCAATTGATTTAGCAATTCAAAGAATTGAAGAAACTTGTTCAACAATAACAGGAGTTTTTAAAGAAAAATTAGGTGGAATAGAACAAAAAGATGCAGTAAGTAATGTACAAGTAGGAGTAAGACAATCTTCTTATATTACTAAGCAATATTATCAATTAATGGATTTAATGACTAGAGAAATATTAATTGATATTTTAAATCTTGCTAAAGTAGTATTTAAAAAAGGTGTATCTGGTAACCTAGTGTTAGGAGAAAACCTAACTAAAATATTTACTGCATTGCCAGAACATTATTCCTTTACCGATTATGACATACATATTGTAGATACCTCAGAAATAACTATAGAAAAAGATACTATAAAACAATTAAGTATTGATTTCTCTAAGGCAGGAATTGTAGATCCAGAAGTAATGTTAGAAGTTGCTACTGCAAAAGGATTGACTAAAATGAAAGCAGATGTTTTAAATGCTTTAAATAAGAAAAAAGCTGAAACTAATCAATTAGGACAATTAGATCAAAAAGTAAAAGAATTAGACCAACAATTAAAACAAACTACTTCAGAAGCACAAAAACTTCAACAACAAGTAGAAAGATTAAATGCTGAGAAAATACAACTAGAAAAAGATCGTCTTGCTTTTGAAAAAGAATTAGAATGGTATATAGCTAGAGGAGACAATAGTCATAATGCCGCTTTATTAGAATTTGAAAAACAAAGAATTGGATTAGAGGCTGCTCAATTATTAGATAATAGTAAACAAAACGATGAAATAAAAGACAACTAATGAATGTAAATATATATCAAAATCAAGTAACAATATCAGATACAGAAGTATCATCGTCAAAATATATTCATGTTGTGCAATTATTAGGAGTAAATGGGCCAAGTACTAGATATGAAAATTATACATATACTTCTTCTACATTTACATTAGCTGTTGATGGGTATTACACAATTACTCAACTAATGCTTCCAACAACTCCTGATCCTGGAACATATTATATATTAGAAGGAGTTACAGATCAAATAATTAATCCAGATGGAGATCCTATAAGTATTAGTCAACTTCTAGAAGTAGATCCTACTGGGACAACTATTACTAGAGAAGATGAAGAATGATTTGGGGATTATTTAATTAGGACATATTATATAAATCTATTAAAGAAAAAATACCTAAATAATATATGTAATTGTGACTGTATAAATAAACAAGATAAATTAATGATTGATACTCTTACAATGGGATTAGCTTTAATTGAGGAATTAAACGTGTACACTCAATACTATGAATCTCAAAGGATTATTGAAAAGTTAAATAAGTGCCTTGGAAATATAAACGCTACTAATTGTGATTGTAATGGCTAGTATTTTATTAGAGGGTGCCTATAATTGCTATATAAGATTTTTAAATAATCTCACATATGGAAGAACAAATCAGAAATATGATATTTTATATGATGCTGTATTAGCTTTAAAAGAAAATATAACAGATCCACAATTTGTACAATACTTTGAAAATAATTTAAATTGTCCAAAATTACATGCAATTAATATAACTGATGAAATGGCTAGAATATTTGCCTGAGATTTAAATAGTAACGATACTGCCACATCCTTTACTTGGCATGAATTTAATACACCAACTTTAAAAGATTATAATTTTACAACTAATACTAAATATGGACTTAATTTTTTATATATAGCAGTCCCTTCTGGAGTAAATTTTGTAATTTATGATAAATTAGGGTCAAAATTACATGACTCCACTATTGAAGAAGATGCTATTGGTCAACAATTTGAGTTTATTAGCACTACTCAAATGAGTAATGGAGCAATAAATAATGTTTGAAAAAAGATAAATCCTTTCAGTACTACTACATACCCAGTAGAATTTAAAATAAAATTATTATAATGAAAAAACTTTGAATGAAAATTTCTTCTTTTATGAAGAAAATGTATGTGAAATTGATAGATGAAACAAAAGAGAATATTCCAATTGCTATTAATATAGTTG